CTAATTGCTCCTAATGTAACACAGTACAACGGTGTAAGTAATACTATTATTACACACGAAGGCTACTTTGATGATAAGAAGCGCGAGCCTATTATTGATAAGAAGACTAAAGAGCGCAAACTTGCGCCACAGCCTGACTTTATGTTGTTTGAAAAGTGTATGCGTGGCGATACTAGTGATAACGTGTTTAGTGCTTACCCCGGTGTACGCAAGAAAGGCACTAAGAACAAAGTTGGTCTTATTGAAGCGTATGCTGACAAGACTACAAAAGGTTATAATTGGAATAACATGATGCTGCAACGCTGGACAGATCATAATGGCACAGAGCATCGTGTGCTAGATGATTACAATCGCAATGTTGTATTGTGTGACTTGACTGCACAACCTGCAGAAATTAGAGAGATTATTAATACAACTATTGCAAACGTAGAACCTAAAGACATTAGTCAAGTAGGCATGCGTCTTATGAAGTTTTGTGCTAAGTGGGATATGCAACGAGTTGCAGACCAGGCGCAATATTATGCACCATCATTACAAGCGAGGTACCCTAAATGAATATAAATGCTAAAGAAATATTAAAAAATAAATTTTGGATTGTTGAATCCGAGGGCGAAAGAGTAGGTACACTAAGCGTCTCCGAAGACAAGCAGTATATGCTTTCAGACACATCCGGAACAAGGTTCTTTTCAAATCTTAAACAACTTAAAAATAATTTTGATTCTGAAATTAGTTGGACGACAGTAAAAGAAGAGGTAGTGATTGACAAAGAAGTTCACGGATTTCCAGCTAGCTGTACTCCTTATAATCCTATGTTTGATGTAAAACAAAAACTAGCACTGTTTACTAAGAGTCCTAAATCTAAAAGTTTGTATTGTGCAGGTTACTACATTATTCGATTTGACAAAGGTTGGGTTAAGAGCTTTTGTCCTAAACTAATTACAGTTGAACGTTACGAAACAAAAGGCCCGTTTAAAAGCGAAATAGAAATGCGGCAGGCGTTGAGTAAAGCAAATGCAAGGTAACCTTTTATTTGTTGGATGCAGTCATACTAATGGCTTTTGGGGATATGTTGACGACGATAAGAAGATACAAAAGGTTGTATGGGACGAGAACAACTATGCACAGATCTATGCAGAAGAGTTAGCAGACGAACAATGTTACATATATGCGTCAGCAGGCGCATGTAATCAAAAGTACGCTCGCTGGATTCGTCATATGCTTAACATACATGATAATATTTCAGGTGTAGTAATTCAGTCTACATATTGGGATAGATGGCTACTAGCTAATAATATTAATTTAGCGTTTACTCAACTAGAGCCAGGACACTTTACTCAACAGTATAAAGAAACAGATAACTTTATTTTGTACGACGATTTTAATACAGTAAACTATAACGAAATCGAATGGAATGAAAAAGTTAAATGGGCAAGTGTAGCTAATTACGAAGAAGGATGTCCTGAGTTTAATGGTGGATATGAGTGGCCAGGATTTGACTACAATTACATGCACATGAAGTTTCATACTGAAATCAATACCCATATTAAACATGAAGAATATTGCAAAGACATTGCTTTAATAGATGCAATGTGTAATGTACCAGTTTATGTATGGCGTGTAAATGAGAGAATACAATTTCCGCCAATACGTTTTGATATGTTTGGTCCTTTAAAAAATGTTAAAGTATTTGAAACTCCTGCTAATGTATGGATTAAAGAAAACCTAAATATAAATATTGATACTATGATGCAAGACCAAGAGCATTACAACGTCGAAGCACATAAATTAATTGCACACCATTTTATACCTGAGGTACTACATGCCAGTAAATGAATCACTTAATACACTTCCAATACAGCAGTTTATTTCTGCTGTTAAATCTGCAGACGCTAGTAAACAAAGAGAAGTTAAACTAGATATTGAAACAGCAAAAAGGTTAGCATTTACTCTAGGCGAAGTAATGACTCGCCTAAACGGTGACTTAGAGGCATTACTTGTTAATAAATCAACAGACAATGATGAAAAAATTGTTGTTCAATTAGGAAGTACTACGTCAGATTGGGAATAAACTGCGTAGTTTATAAATAAAAAGAGATAAATATATGCGTATATAATTCGGAGATACGCATATGAGTAGACCAAAACCAACAGTCCTTCTTGAACACATAGACAAGAAAACTTATAAGGCTGAACAAGTATTGAAAGCTGACGCTATCTGGGCAGTATTTTATCAAGACGAGCCGTTCAATTTAAAAAGCTCTAACATGCTAACTAATTATCCTGGGCCTAAATATAAGAAAACTAGTTTTTCTAATCCAGGGCATGCACACAATCTTTCATCAAAATTAAACGATATGTTTAAATCTGCAGATTTTTCTGTTGTAAAAATGAATTCAGGTGAGACTGTTACAGAATAATGAACTGGAAAGAAACCTATACTAAGATCTTTCTTAAACAACTTAACCGTAGTACTGATAGTGCTACAGTAAAACAGTTTATGCCCTTATGGTGGCAAAACAGTAGAAACAAATCATCTGGTGGTTTAAGATTAACAGAACAAGGTATTGATATCTTGTCTGAAATTGATATTGAAACATACGATATTCCGTATCCACGCGATATGCCACTGACAACGCAAGTAATTATTTTTCTAGATCAATTTATTAATTGTCCATACTATCTAACAAATCGAAGTATAATAGTAACTAATGAACGAAAAGCAGTCGAATTAACCCTTTTTTCAGGAGACCTACGCAAGTACGGTTTAACAAAAGCAATGAATCGACAGAAAAAAGACGAAGAAAACGGTTGACAAATCCTGTAGATGTGTTATTATATATGTATAGTTTAAATAAAGCAACGCAAAAAGAGGGTACTACAAATGGAAAATTCAACTCGCACAGTTACACCAAATGGCGCAAAAGCAAGCATTAAACATGCACTTACTAAAAAGCGTCCTATCTTCCTTTGGGGAGCTCCGGGTATTGGTAAAAGTGATATTGTTAAACAGATTACTGATACATTTTCAAATTCACATTTAATTGATATTCGCTTGAGTCTTTGGGAACCTACCGATATTAAAGGTATTCCGTACTTTGACAGCAACTCAGGCACAATGGTGTGGGGTGCACCTAGCGAACTTCCTACGGAAGAGTTTGCGGCACAGTTTGATCACATTACACTATTCTTAGACGAAATGAACTCAGCGGCACCTAGCGTACAAGCGGCAGCATACCAGTTGATTCTTAACCGCAAGGTAGGCACTTACAAGTTGCCAGACAACGTAATGATTGTTGCAGCTGGCAATCGAGATGCAGACAAAGGTGTTACGTATCGTATGCCTGCTCCGTTGGCTAACCGCTTTATTCACTTAGAACTTACTGTTAGTTTTGATGACTGGTTCCAATGGAGTGTAACTAATAAAATACATCAAGATGTTGTAGGTTACTTACAATTTGCTAAACAAGATCTTTATGATTTTGATCCTAAAAGTTCATCACGTTCATTTGCAACACCTCGTTCGTGGTCATTTGTTTCAGAATTGCTAGAAGATGACTTAGACGAAAACACCACTACTGACTTAGTAGCTGGTTCAGTTGGAGAAGGCTTGGCTGTCAAATTTATGGCACACCGTAAGATTGCTTCTAAATTGCCTAATCCAAGCGACATCCTTAAAGGCACTGTTAAAGAATTAAAAACTACAGAAATTAGCGCAATGTACTCTTTAACTATCTCATTATGTTACGAACTTAAAGAAGCTTGTGACAAAGGTGACAAGAAGTTTGATAACAAAGTTAATAACTTTCTACGCTTTGCGATGGATAATTTTGGCACTGAAATGGTAGTAATGGGCATTAAGCTTGCTCTTGCACAGTACCAACTACCAATTGATCCAGACGAAGTTGAATGTTTTGATGAATTCCACGAACGTTATGGCAAATATATTAAAGCTGCACAGAGCTCATAAACGAACAAAACGGACGGATTCTTTTGAATTCGTCTGCTCGTTTGAGTTAAATAAAATGGTTGACATAGCATCTAATGATGCTATAATATATGTATAAGTTAACAAAGGAGCAGTGCAATGGCTACTAAAGATACACAAAGTGAACTAAAAAACTTTACTCCAGATCCGGATATTACACCCGAAGCACTAGAAATAATGCGTGTTGAAGTGTATGACCGCATTGTTATTGCACGAGTAGGATTACTTCTACGACATCCCTTCTTTGGTAACATGGCTACACGGTTACGTATTTTAGCGGCAGACGATTGGCTCGGTACTGCGGCTGTAGACGGTCGTAATTTGTACTACAACACACAATTCTTTAATGCAATGAACAATAAAGAAATTGAATTTGTTGTTGCACACGAAATTCTACATATGGTATTTGATCACTTAGGTCGCAGAGGCGATCGTGTGCCTATGTTATATAATATTAGTGCAGACTACATTGTAAATAATACATTAGTACGCGACGGCATTGGAATTATTCCAAGCATTGTACAGTGTTATCAAGACTTTAAATACGAAGGATGGACTAGCGAAGATGTCTACGACGAATTGTTTAAACAAGCTAAAAAGAACGGCGAAGAATATGTTAAACAACTAGGTGAAATGTTAGATGAACATCTTGATATGGACGGCGAAGGTGATCAAGACGGTGATGCAGGTGGTGAAACAAAAGACAGCAACGGACATGGCGTAAGTATTAGCAAGCCTAAATACACTAAAGAAGAAATTAAACAGATCAAAGACGAAATTAAAGAAGCAACTATTAATGCAGCCCAAAGTGCAGGTGCTGGTAATGTTCCAGGTGCTGTACAACGTATGATTAAAGAGCTTACAGAGCCTAAAATGAACTGGCGTGAAATATTGCGCCAGCAAATACAAAGTATAATTAGAAGCGATTATACATTTAGCCGTCCGTCACGCAAAGGACAAATGAGCGGTGCTATATTACCTAGCATGGACTTCCAAGACACTATTGATATTGCTGTTTGTATAGACATGAGCGGTTCAATTGGCAATACTCAAGCAGAAGATTTCTTAGGTGAAGTTAAAGGCATTATGGACGAATATCAAGATTACAATATTAAAATATGGTGTTTCGATACTGCGGTATACAATGAGCAAGATTTTAGTTCAGACGGTGGCGATAATCTTACAGACTATGAAATTATGGGTGGCGGTGGCACTGACTTTATGGCTAATTGGACATACATGAAAGAAAAAGACTATGTTCCTAAGAAGCTGATTATGTTTACAGATGGGTATGCTTGGGATAGCTGGGGCGATGCAGACTACTGTGAAACGGTATTTGTTATTCACAGTCATCATGATAAAAACTTATCAGCGCCATTTGGACAAACTGTACATTATGATCAGGCAGCATGATAAAACATAAAAGTTTAAATCCATTAAATTTATTTGGTTTACGTAGATTCGATGTGCCTCCAAAGCACTTCGAATATATTGTTTTACCATTAAAGTATAACTTAGAAGATTCATTATCTAAATGGATATATGACAATTTAAAAGGCAGATATTACGTTGGCAAGGCATTACACATTAATGATGCAGATAACCAAATTACCATATCAATTAAAGTAGGCTTTGAAGAGGCAAAAGAAATAAGTTATTTCACTTTAGCATGCCCGCTATTGAAATATACTTAAATACATTAACAGCGCATTTAACTTAATATAGGAGACAACTAATGAGCGATGAAAGTAAAAACGAAGCACCAGTAGAAGCAGCAACTCAAGAAGCTGGAGCAGATAATCAAGGCGGTGCCGAACTTACAGTTCAGGACTTAGCGTCACTTAAACAAATTATTGATGTTGCAAGTCAACGAGGCACTTTTAAGCCTAATGAAATGCAAGTTGTAGGTGCTACTTACACTAAGCTAGAAACATTTTTAGCTGCGGTACAAGCACAGCAAGCAGAACAAGGAGAACCAAATGCCAATAACTAAACACGTAGGACGTTTAATTAATAATAGACGTAAAGTAATTGTAGCATATAGAGTAGTACCCGGAGAACCAGAGAACTGTCTTATTGTTACTACAGAAAATTTAATGGCAGATGAACATGACTCATTAATGAAGTTAGTAGATTCAGATGCTGGTCAACAGGCATACGAACTTGCTGAAGGTATGGCACGTACACAATTGCCAGACGGCAGAAACATGCTTGCAGCATTTCATAAAACTGGAAAATTATTAAAAGTTGAAACTTCAGCTGTTGAAATGACTCCAGACATTAAATCACATGTAAATTTAGCAGAATTAAATCAACTTATTGCAGATCAAAAAGGTGTTACAATTGCAGATTTAGCTTTAGCTGGAGAAGGCGGTTCTAAGAAAGAATTACAAGTTGCGCCACCGGCACCGGCTGCTAACGCATATCTTGACGAAGGTGTTGCATCAACCGAAGAAGTTATTACAGACGAAATTCTTGCTGCAAAATATCGTAGTGATGCAGACAGATTGAGTAAGGAAGCTGCTGCATTACGAAGACAAGCAGAAGAACTTGTTCCTACTAAGAAAAAAACTTCGAAGACTACGGCAAGTGCCTAGAAAAAAATCTAGTGACTCAGTTTTGCCCGAAGAAGTTGTTGATCATTGGCCCGAAGTATTTAAAGACTTAGATGTTAAGGTCGTGCCGTTAGAATATTTGCACTCAGTTAGAGTACATTTTAATGACGGCAAGGTTTGGGACATTGACATTGAAAAATCTAAACAAAAAGATCCAGAATCTAATTTAGAAGATACATTAGAAGAATTATTTCAACAATACGATGAAGTAATTGCTAATGTAGACTTTAGATTAGATACTGTTCGCCTTAAACAAGATATTACCAGACGAACTAAGCTATTTCTTAAAAAAAGAAAGTAGTCTTTATACAAATGGCATAAATACTTGTAACAGTTAATACCAGGAGTTAATAGATGGCTTTGAGACTAAGACGCGGAACTGATGCAGAAAGATTGCTTGTTACACCTTTACAAGGTGAACTTGTATATGCAACGGACACCAAAAAGATATATGTAGGCGACGGAGCAATCGCCGGGGGTGTTCTAATTGGGCCCACAGATGCAGACGCATTTACTAGTGTAATAAGTGATACTACACCGCAACTAGGCGGCGGATTAGATCTTAATAGTAATAATATTACAGGTACAGGAAGTATTAATATTACAGGAAGCATTCATGCTACTGGTAATATTACATCCGATGGTGATATTGGTTTAGGTAATGAAGATAGTGACATTATTAATGTTAATGGTGTAATTAATTCTTCACTACGACCTGCTCTTGATAGTCAATATGATATAGGTACTGATGCACGTAAGTGGCGAAAAGCATTAATAAACAGTATAGAATCAACTGAAATTACTGCAACAGAAATGTATGCTGATAGAATTTCAGGCAATGATAGTACTGTGTTATGGAATAGCACATCAGATACACTAACTGTCGGAATTGCTAACGTAACTACATTAAATGTAGCTGGTACAATTACAGCAGCTACATTCAACGGAAATATGTCAGGAAATTTATTATCTGATGATAGTACTGCATTAATTGACGCTAATACTAAAACTGCAACTTTCCGTTCAATTACAGCAGAAGCCGGTGCACTAAACGGTGTATCGATTGGCTTAGATAGTGGCACTCCGAGACAAGACATTACTGCTAATAACATTATTTCACTTACTGGATTTACTGGTAACTTAGAAGGTCAAGTAACTGGTAGAGTTACAGGCGATGTTTACGGTAGTATCCAAGGTAGTGTATTTGGCGGTGATTCGACTCTTATTATCGACGATACAACTAGTACTGTACTTGGCAATGTTAATAACTCAACTACAACTTCAAAACAAGTAAACTCTGCAACTATAAATCTTAGTGGAAGAGATGATGCAAATCTACCAGCAGGTGTGTTAATTACTACAACTGACACATATGCCGACGGAGCACAATTTTCAGCAACAGCACATGCTGATGTAACTGAAGGTTTAGGAATGCAACTAGCTAGATTTAGAGGAACAGAAGGATCTCCAGCAGGCTTACAAGTAGGTGATGAAATCGGAACAATGTTGTTTATCGGCGGTGATTCGGCAGGAATAGCGACACCGGCAGCAGCTTTTAAAGTTGAAGTAAACGATACTCCTGTAGCAGGTAATGTTAAAGCTGGCTTTTGGATAGCAACACAAAACGCAGCCGCAGGCAATGCATTGACACCTGCACTAGAACTTACTAGCAGTCAAGGTGCTAACTTCTACGGTCCAGCTAAATTATATAGTTTTGCAGATACTACAGCAAGAGATGCTGCTATTGCTACTCCTGCAGCAGGCATGATGATTTACTTAACTGCTACAAACAAAGCACAGGTTTACAACGGCACTGCTTGGACAGACCTACACTAATTAAACGTACTTACTTGACACGTATGAAAAGGTACGTTGCTTGCATTTGAAGCATAGTGCAATTCTTTAGAATCAAACTTCCAAACATCACCTGCCTTAAAGTTGGTGATGTTTCTATTTTCAAAGCCTACATAATGACCAAATGTAGCATCTTCTAAAAATATAAGATATCTAAAACACCGTTCTATTTCTATATTATGCTCTTGCCTAAGCGTATAAAAGGTGTCTTTGTGTGTTGGAAGTATTACGTTGGGCAATATACAAGTCCAGCTTACAGACGCTGTATGAGCGTCTAAGGCGCCTTTAAATTGCTCTACACAGGTCAATTCTTCATTAAAACTTTGTAATAAGTACCCACTGTTATAGTAATCTTTGTCTAAGTGATTGAAATTTTTAGCGTCCCAAACTACATTCCTTGTGTAGTTATGGGTAGACAATTCGTCTTTCCAAAAATTATCAATAGTAGTGTAATACTGTAACATTCATATTATCCTTTATAGTAAATGTCCAAATCCTGTTTTATTAAAGTAGTGATTAAGTTCTGCACTACTAGCATTTAACGTTTTTAAAATTCTAGCATTTTCTTTTGCTAAATTGAAAAAATGAATTTTGTTATATTCTACATCTTTAGAAAAGTTAACTCTATTATGCAAGATATATTCTAAATTGTCAACTAATAATTTAAGTCTTTTAGACTCGTCCTTTACTGTAGCATACTCTGGATAAGGCAAGTAATTTTCAAATGTTTTAAATCCTAGATCTTTAATATATTCAAACATTTGTACATTGCCAGCAAACAAGAACGGATGACCTTGTACAAACACGCGGTATGTTTTTTCAGTAAGAAATTTGCTGTTGTTATTGTTGTCCCCCGGATGTCCTTCAGATATAATGCTTAGACCAGTATTAGCATAAACAGCAGGATCAATCCAAGATGAATTGTTTGTCCATTCAGTTGCTACAGGATTTTTTTCAGTTCCGTATGTTTTAGATTCTTCATATACATTATCAATCTTACGCTCTGCAAATTTTATAAAATCATAATAATCTTTTGTTGAAGAGAAATATTGTAAAGAGTTAGTCTTTTGTTCTAGTGTCCAGGGAGTAAAAAAACTCCACTCTGCATATTGTAATAAGTTTCTTTTGTACAATTCATATAACAATCCTATACGATTAGGTCTGTCAGGAACTCCTCCAAGAAATAAAAATTTATTAGTATTACTATAGTTGCATACAGTTGTATCTTTATAACTATTATATACAGTATGTAGATTAAAGTTAAATGGTATTTTGGTACATTTAACCTTGTTATTATAACTCTGGCCAGTTACAATTTTAACTTCTATTTGTAAAGAATTAGCATAATCTAAAATATCGTTATATAGTTGATTCCAAGTATTATTATTTTTATAAAGAAACCCGTCAACAAGCATTAACCCTAAAATACTAGTATACCCTTGCTTAGATGCTTCGAGTATACTATTTTTTAGTTTTTTCTTTGTTGTATTTTCTAACGAATCATTTTCTTTTGAAAATACTTCAAAGTTTATTATTTTACTGTTTGTCCTCAATTACAACACCCCAGCTAAACATGTTAAATATTCTTTCAACAATATAAAACAATGTCATGTTAGTTGCTGCTTGCATTAACGCAAAACTAGTTGCTCCGCTAGTTGTTGCTTTAAGGACAAAAGTAGCAACGATAAATGCTGCTATCATTGTAAGACTTCTATAGATAACAGTTTTAATTAAGCTACGCCAATGGTTATCTTTACCATCTTCAAATCGAAGCCAAGTAGTAAACAACCAAGCTCTTTCATGAATGTAATAAATTGTTGTTCCGAGAACAATAACTATAGCGCCAACTTGACTTGCTTCTATCCAAGTAGCTCCCATAACATAAACTGATATTAACATAATTGCTAATACAGCTAAGGTTCTATAAATTACAGCTTTAGCTATTGTTCTTGCATGTGTTTCTTTAATCATTATTTTTTTCTCCTAATAAATATGATGTCTAAAATATTCTCTAATTAATTCGTTATCTATTTTAAATCCATAATAAAAATTTTGCTTTGCTAACTGCATTGAAGTTTTTACTTTTACTTGTTTAAAATTAGATTCAACTAAATTAACATAGTTTTCAATTTCTTCTGCTGTTTTACTATCCCAATGTGCTATGTATAAGCAATGGTTAATACTATCAGCTACTATATGATAGTCTTCATGAGATTTATTTAATTCGTCTATAATTGACATTTTTATATCTTCGCCATTAATACGCAATAAATCATCTCTACCTTGATGCGCCCAAAATCCATTTTCCATTTTAAATACATCACTCATAGTTTCTTTTCTATTGTACACTGGCAAATCAACTATTAGTTTTCCATCTTCTGCTAATTCTAAGTTATACCAGTCATCAAATATAGTGTATAATTTTGAATCTTTATCCCAATGTTCTTTATCAAAGACATTTATAAACAATGGTCCTAGTGTTTCATTAGAACCAAACAAGCTAGTTACATTTTTAATAATGCCGTCGCGAGCTGCAAGTTTTATACTGTCTAGTGTATATGTTAACACTAAGATACGCAACTTTGGCCATGTTAAATTATTTTCTTTACTAGCTGCTATAAATTTTTCTATTAAGAACGGATATGGAAAAGAAACTGTAGATAACTTGTCTCTGTACGGTTCTAGTTGTTGTACTAAATCGTCCATAGGACAATCTTCATTAATTGCATAAATTACATGCTCAGTAACATTATCATTTGCTAATACTGGAAATAGTGTTACTGCTGCACTAGCACCATGATTAAGATTCTTAACATGCAATGCTACATCTTCAAACATCCACATGTTACGTTCAGCTACACCTCGTATAAATTCGTGTGTATGCTCAATAACTTTAGGTTTGCTAGTTGTGCCGCTAGTAGTTGCTTTAATTAAAATGTCATTAGGTTTAGGAAAAATTCCTGCTGCCCTATTAAAGTCTTCTTTACTTGTAACTGTAAAATCAATATCATTGTCTGCTAAACTATATGTTCTATTAGATATGTTTTCAAAATATACATACTTTGCAAATCCTTCTGGTTCTGTTTCTGCATACTTTCGAGTAAAGTCATGCAAAAATATATCTATTGGAAGTAGTGCTTCTGTTTTTGGATCATTGTATCCCGAATCTTTAAAATCGTCTGCACGTATATAATCAACTACTGCAATTTTTAATCCAAGTTCTGCTGATGCATAGATACAAGCTAGATAGTTAATATCGAGGGTGTGACTTCCAATTAAAATTGTTTCTTGAGATTTAGCATTACATTTATAAGTTAGTGCGTATTTCCAAAGATTGATTTTATCAACAAGTTCTGTTTTTCCGTATTCACTTCTAGTAAAATTATATTTCTCTACTAAGTTGGTCGCACGAAAATTGTCACTAATAAAGTGCCTAGTAATTGTACTCATACTATTCTCCAGGTATTCATATTGTTATTTATATACGTAGTTAATAATTACACTAGTATACGAATGCTTCGTTCTTTACTTTAACAAAGTAATTATAACGATCTTCATATGTACTATTAAATCCGCCATGATAAGACTGCGGATCAAATATTATCGGAACACCTTGTTCATTAACATATAGTTTGTCATTGACTACAGAATGACCTTTTCCGTTTAAAGGAACCAATATATTGTAATGGGGCGGATCACCTATATTATCAGCATTTGTCCAGTTATCGTAATGTAATGGTAACAAACAACCTGGCTCTAATATATTAATTGCTATTCTCTCTAAGCCCGTCATAGTTTTTGCGTAGTTGATCATATCCTGAGCTGCTTCGTGTAGTTCAGGATATAAAACATACTCAGTGTCTTCGTACTCAAACGGTATTACTATAACAGAGAACCATCCTTTTAATAAAGGTTCATTATTAGCTTTACCTACGTCAACGCCAAATGGCTTTACATCAATTTTTTCTATTAGTTCGTGAATTAACTCAGTTAACTTATCCATCTTTTGTAAGTCAACATAACATTCATTTGGTAATACATCGGGGCGTCTTAATGTGTTCATATTAATACTTATCTAAGGTTCTATTCTATAAGTATTAATATGAACGATTACGAAATTGCAGATTGGTTGTTAAATAAATCAGACTTTGGATGGCTCGAATTAGACATCGAGTTTGACATCGAAGCATGGAAGCGTGAAACTAGTGCTGCAAAATTTGTAGATCATAGAGGCGGAGAACATCCTGGATGGAACAGTAGTTGCATACATGGTATTGATGTGGATAAAACTGGTGCGTGGACAAACTACGGCTATGAAAGAGAGGAAGATGTTCCTTACCAATGGACAAACATAAGCAAGCATACACCTAACATTAAAGGCTTTTGGGAATTGTTTCCATATGAACGCTATAGAAGAATACGTTTTATGCAACTCGAACCTGGCGGTAAAATAAATCCGCACAGCGATGCTCCTGGAAAGTTACCAGGTGAAGAAAATTTAGACATGCTTGAGTTTGGGGTACCTATTAACGTAGCAATTATTCACCCAGACGACTGTCATATGACTCTTGAAGGACACGGTACTGTTCCTTTCAAAGAAGGAAAGGCTTTTATAATTAATATAAGAAACGTACATAGTTTTGTTAACAATTCTAACACACCTAGAATACATTTAATAGCACATGGTATACCAGGTAAAAGGAAAGACGAATTTGTAGAACTAATTGCAAGAAGTTACAGGAAACAAAATGAATCACATTAAAATACTAGATGTGTTTTATGGAAACAAATGTAATCTTGCGTGTTCAAATTGTGATACACGTAGCGATACATTAAGAGGCTACGATCCAGAATTAGACACAATTAAAGAAAGCATTCGTTTAGCAAATGAAAAGTTTGATGTTGAAAACTGGAGTGTGCTAGGCGGAGAGCCGTTGCTTTACAAAGACAAAGTATTAGAAATTATCAAATACATTAGAAGCATAGAGCCAAATAAAACTATCTTTATGTCTACTAATGGTATGCTACTAAACAAAAATATAGACTGGATTGCAAATTTAATCAAAGAATACCGTGTTTGGGTACAAGTATGTAATCATACTGCAAAGTTTGGCAGTAAGGATAAAATTGTTTCTAGTGTTGCAGACGTAGCAGCACAATTAAACATTAATAAAATAGAGCCGGGATATCTATGGTGGTATAACATTATGAAATACGATACTGGCACAGATAACTGGAAAGAGTACGTTGACCGCAAGGGATGGGATATTACACAAAGAGATCTTAACGAAGTAACGTATATGGAAAATAACTACGGTATACATTATATGGAGTCTGACTGGTTTCATTCTATATACCAAACTGTTAATGGTGTACCTAAGCCATTTAATTCAGACGATCCGCAAGCATCTTATAATAATAGTTGCCCAAGTCAATTTTGTGCGTTCTTATATGAAAATAAAATTTATAAATGTGCTGCACTAGGAACCTTACAAAACTTTTTAGACAAACACAATCTATTAGAAGACGACGACTGGCAAAAATATTTAATGTACAAGCCGGTTGACTTAGACACTTGTACTGATTTAGAAGTTAAATATTTTTCAGATACACACTACTGCGGCGTAAGTGCATGTAGCATGTGTCCTAAAAATAAACAGGAAATAGTAAAAGACAAAATACAAGTCTTGCCTTTATATAAACATGAAAGATAAAATAACATTTTGTATTGTAGACGATATAGACACTTATGCTAATAGTGAAATACAAACTACTATTAGAAACATCAGTGACTTTACAATATCAAACATACATACTAAAGGCTATAAAGTTATTAAAGGAAAAGAGGTAGACAAACTTCTACGTAATGTTGATACCGATTATGCTGTTGTAATGAGCCCAGGAACAGAGTATATTAACGGTGATGCGTTTTTTAAAGCACTAGAGGATCTTGTAACCACAGACTTTTTTATAGCAGGACATGTATTAGATCGCACTATGCACGATGCTTATTACGAATTACATCATCAGTGCTATGTGGTTAATATGGCGGTTTATAATGCATATAAGAGCCCTACAGTAGGCGCTTTTGAAAAAGACGTACAACACACCCAACTAGAACCTACTCGTAGTTTAAGCAATATACACGACGATTATACCCCAAAATTTGTATCTAAAGGATTGCATAGACAACAATACTCGAATCGATGTCACGGTTGGAATTTTTTACGTCTAGCATTTGAAAACAACTTACCTGTTGTTGTGTTTGATGACGATATTAGAAATAATAAAAAACATTACTATCCAGAAAGCGAACAAGACTTTTACAAAAATATTGATTATATAGAACATAAGTTTAATTACTGCAAAGAAGAGTTTGTTCATACTGACAATACAGAATGGACTACTGGTATTAATGACGTCTACGAACAACTAGTATTGCCAGCAAGCGGAACGTTATACTTGGATTTAATTGACAAGGGTCGTGTAATATTTTATGACTACAATCAATGTGCATTAGACTACTGGCAGGAGAACTGTCCACCAAAAGACGGTGTTGAATATATATTTGTCTACGCTAACTTACTAGAAGAATTATCTATTGTAGACTATATTGATCCTAATCTAAAGACACTTGTTAATCTATCAAATATATTTTGCTATGAAGGTACTGCTGCAAAATATTCTTTACAACATAGATTACTAGCACAAGAAAATTTAGTAAGTGTTCTTAGGAGAAAAATTAAACGTGTTAAAATTAATTTTTCTCTCAAAGCAAATGCAGGACATTAAAATTTTTGTTTAAATAACAGCATCCACGCATCAAACTCAACGTCACCGCGCATAAAGTCTCGACGAACTCCAACAGACTGTGTGCTTGTTAGATCATAAGATAACCATATCCTTGAAAAGTTATTGTCCATCTTAGATTTACCAATACCTGTCATACGTGTATAGTCTGCTCGTATTCCAACTTTAGGTGTAACTTTAGTCATAATACCTGTTTCAACACCTAAATAATTTTTGCTAGAAATGCCTGACGGTTGTAATGACCCTGCCATTCCTCTTACGAAAAATTGAGTACGCTTTGCTATAGGCACTTTATACCTAGCACCTACTTCGTACAATGCTACTACACCGTTTGAAGATCTGTTGTTACTTCCTTGATAAAGTACATCAACGTCTGCTCGTGGATTTAAATCTTTAATATATTTAAACGCAAAAGCATCGCTAATTGTGTTGTTTGCATTTTTTTGATGACTTGCTGAAAAATTAATACTGTCTGCAAATGCAATACTCGATAAAAAACTTGTGCAAAATGCAATTACTGCTATGTGAAAATACCTTTCTTTAAATTTCATTTTTTTCTCCTTTTAAAAATTTAATTTGTTCTATAAAAAAATCATTGCTATCTATTGTTGTCTTATGTTTGTTAATATAATCCTCTAACAACGGATTATAAAGAAAGTTTTCCTTTCTAATATTGTTTAATTTATTATGAAAATTTACAAAGTGGTCAAAATAATTATTTAAAATATTTCCATACATAAATTTTTTAGTTTCTTCGTTAACATACGGTTCAATTAATTCTTTGTAATCTTGAGGCATGTTTTGTAAATTAAGATAAACTGGATATTGAATCATTTGTTGTGTTGTATTAAATCTAGGATAGTTTTCTTTTACAAATGATTCTAGATCGTTTATCATATTAGCATTATAAACTCCTACTGCACTATGTACTTGTATTACAGTATTGCTATCTCTTTCATTGTATAGTTTGTGAAAGAAGTCCATAACAGTTATTATTTCATTCCAATTACAACCTTTGCGAATAAATTCATTAAGTTTACCGTATGCATCTATGCTTAAATTTATTTTTAAATTTTTACACCGCTTAAACACTTCTAGAGTATAAGGCATAGGAATTTTAGTAGCATTAGTACTCATTTCAATTGTTAGATTTTCAACTAATGCTTCGTCTAATAATCTTTTAAAAAATGCTTCTGCTTCTAAAGACTGTAATGGTTCTCCACCATAAACTTTAATTTCTTCTAACTGTGCTACATTTATTTCATTAGGCAACGAACTTTTAGTATATTTTGTACTATTATACGTTGTACCGTATAATTCTTTTTCTTCTTCATACCACAAATGGCTGTGTGTACTAGAACACATTCTGCATTTTAGATTGCAAACATTATCAAAAAATATTTCTACAGTTTTTAAAGGACCAAAAGGCTGTACACCAAACTGTTGTAGAGCGCCTTGGCGCATACTAGACAACCCTGCTGCTTCTTCTGCAGGACACTGACATCCTGCATCATGCTCTCCATTAAGCATCTTTGTTCTTATACACTGCATCTGTTTACGTGCTTCGGTAATAGATTTACCTTTAAATTGTGCAACATCCATATATTGTCCGCAAGGCAATACTAGATTATCACTTTGTAAACTTGCACCTATAAATGGATAAGGGCAATATGTTTTAGACATATTCTGTTACCTGTAAAACAACTCTTGGAGTATGTCCTATATTTGCTGCACCGTGCATGTCGTTTTCGTGATCATATTTAAAAACATCGTATGCATTGTATTGTGTCATTAAGTTGTCTTTGTATATAAAAATATGACCTGATTCGTAATCTTGCAAAGGTATCCAATATCGATTACATTTTTGTTCGTGTGTATGGGGATCACTATGCATAGGCATAAACTGTCCTGGATACAATTTAGTAATCCACCAATGGTAATTATTTGACAACGGAATACTTAACGGCTGTAAATCTTTTTCTTCATATACCCACCAATGTACTGCTGATAAATCATAGCCGGCTTCTTCGGCACGTTTGTATTCGTCACTTTCAACTGCAAACGCAGGTGGCCAGTCTCTTGGTCTTGCTTGACCTTCAGTTTCTAAAACCTGTTGTCTTAATTTATTGTTAATTTGAGATTTCCAATTATCTATGCAAATCATTAATAATTTTCCAAATCATCTATTTCTAACTGTTTACGGAATGCTTTTGAAAATTTACAATCAATACGTAGTCCGTATTCTACTTCGTTACTAGACTCGCCGCCATGCCAGTCTTGGTCATTCCAAAATGCAGCATTACAGTTTAAATAATATTTATTTTCGCTTTCAGGATCCCATATATAAAATCCTCTTTTAGTGCGATAGCGTATATGTATAAATTCATCATTGTGCGGACTATATTGCTTATCATCATGCACTCCGTTGTCTGCATCTAAGTCTCTATGTTCAAAGGCTCGACCGTTATGATCACAATGGAAGAATATTACTCTTCCGATTTGATCGATAATTCCTTCTTCTTGCAAATTTTCAACCCACTTAACGACACCTGGAAAGTGTATCGCTTCTTCAGTTTTTTGACGTTCAGCATTTCTCTCATTCCAATCTCCTTCATTCCATAGGAAGTAATATATGTAAGGATCGTTAGCACCTAATGTAGATTTAAGATAACGTGTAAAAATATTACGCTGTTTATAATCGCCAAAATCTTTAGGTAGTATTTTATCACCCTCAACTTTTATTGGGTGGGTGTCGGGCAATGCCTGGTATTCATCCCATGCTTGATAGATTGGTTTCCAATCTAAAATATATGAAGCATCCTTCCAATTAAAACCTGGTGCCATCCACGTACCTTCTTTAGCATACTCTCTTGCAAGAGCAAAGCCACGACATATTTCAGGGTGGAGGGCTCTAAACCCTGCAATGTCTAAGTACGGATCTAAATTAATATATGGCTTGCTGCCAATTCCTTTTATCATACATATACTTATCAGGTAAGTATGTATGTTAAATAGGAAACGATAATACAATATATGAACTACTACTATAATAATGTTCCTGAAAAAGGATTATGTAGAAACAACCTAATATACACTAGTCTTATTAGTGATGACAAACAA